CATTGGTGCACATAACGTTGCAGATGAAACAATAAGAGAAGGTGCAATTGGAAGAATTGCCGGCATGGATGTTCTTGTAAGTACAAATTTAACATCAACTTCAGGTTTATTTTATGTTCTTGCAGGGACAAATGATGCAATTACTTTTGCTTCTCAATTGGCAAAAATCGAAAGTTTAAGAGATAAAGATTCTTTTGCAGATTTAGTAAGAGGTTTATATTTATACGGAGCAAAAACAGTTCAGCCAAAAGCATTGGCAAAAATGGTTGTTGCTGACCCTTCTGCTGTTGAAAATTCAACTTCATCAGAAACAACTGAAACCTTAGGTGAAGATGAAAACGATACCATAAATGGTGGCGAAGGCTAAAATTTTAACTACCCGTTATTATACATACTACCCCCGACGCAGATTAAATCTGCGTCGATTTTTCAGGAGAAATAATGTTTGAAAATTTAAAAAATACAATAAAGGATTTAGCATATTTGGCAGTTAATTATGCCGAAAATAAATTATCAGAAAGTTCAGGAAAAGAAAAAAAACAATTAGCAATAAATTACGTTGTAAATAAATTGGCTATTCCTCCTGTTTTTAAACCTTTTTTGATAATTATTTTTAGCAATTTTATTGATAAATCAATAGAAAAAGCTGTTGAATACATGAAGCAATTAAATAATGAGGATTAACAAATGTCAGAAGAAATAAACGAAACAACATCTTTAACCGATTCAAAAGAAGCGGATTTGGAAAAAAAAGACTTAAATATAAAAGCACAAATTGAAGAAAAACTTGACACTGAAGTTGAAGAAAAAGCAAAAAATCACAAAATGAGAAATGATTTTAAGGCAAATTTGAATGCACTTCAAAATCTTTTAAATTCAGGTTTAGTAACCCAACAGCAAGGACAAAATTTATTGAACCATATAATCAGGACGGCACTTGATAGTAATACACAAATTTCTACGTTGGATGAAAAATCTAAAACAGTTTGTGATAAAACAACGGCTTTTGAAGAATTTGAAAAAGAAAAACCGGATTTTTTCTCGGCAGAAGGTCGTTCTGATTTGTTAAAATATCTAAAATCCGATAATATAAATTTTGATAAAGATGAACTTTCTAAAATTGTAAAAATTGTTGAACAAGTAGAAAAATCAGCAATTGACAGGTATTTAAAGAAAGCAGCACACGATGAAAGTTTGGCAAAATTTAATTCCGAAGCAAAGCAGCGTCTAAAAGCAAATGCTCAAAAAACACAAAGCGGCGGAAATCAAGCTCTGTCTTTTACTCGTGAGCAAATCGGTAAAATGACTACTGATGAGTTTTTAAAAAATGAAAAAGCAATTATGGACCAACTTAAAAAAGGTCTAATCAAGTAGCAGTAATTTAAGGGCAGCAAGACAAATGTTTTGCTGCCTGTATCAATAGGAGTAAAAATGAATTATCTTGAAATAATAAATAAATGTTTAGTTGAACTAAATTATAAAAAAGTAACTAAATTTGAAGAATTGGTTAAAAATGACCACCAAAAAATAAAAAATATTTTGAATATTATAAATGCAGAAATTTGCACATTTGATAACTGGAATTTTTTATTGCGAAAGCAGACATTGACTTTACCTGCAAATACGAGCGAAATAATTAATACAATAAACGGAAAAATTCATACGCTAAGTATAGACGGTAAAAAATTAAATTATACCCCTGATTTTGAAAGTCTTTTATTATCAAACGGTAATTCGTCTTCGGTATATGGCGTGTTAAATGATGTATTAATTTTACCAAAATATAATAAACCTAAGAATGTAGATGTTATATATTATACAAATAACTTTGTAAAAGATGATGCCGGCAATGAAAAAACAAGGCTGGAAGTTGCAACCGATGAATCTTTAATACCTCAACCGTTTGTTGAACCGCTTTTGATTTACGGTACTTGTATGAAAATTAAGGCAAATCCGCAATATAGTAAATTTTCTTACTGGATGAGTATGTACAAAGAAAATCTTGCTACAATGCGTTCAAAGCTTTGCACTGATGTTCAACAAAGTCCTTGTATCGTAATTAAAAGAATTTAATAAAACAAAACAAAAAAATAGGCCAAACAAAAGTTCTGCCTACTAATAAGATTTTACACTAGCCGAAATATAAATAGCATATTAATAATATAAAAATGAAATTTTAATGGCAAATATATTAAGAGTTCTTAACATTATGGAAAAATTAACAATACAACAAAAAAAATTTGTAACCGAATATTTAAAAAATCTTGATGGAGAACTTGCAGCTAAAAATGCGGGTTATAAAAGTAAAAATTTAAAATCCGTTTCTGAGGATTTGCTGTCAAGAGATTATATAATTCGTGAATTAAACAGACAATTAAGTAATCAGATAAAAACATTGCATGTTCAAAGAGGTTATGTCGTAAAAAAACTTCTTCAGATAGCCGAATTTTCACTTGCGGAAGAAGATGTTTTGGATAAAGAAGGCAATCCGACAGGCAAAAAGAAATTACGAGATACTTCTGCTGCTCTCAAGGCATTGGATAGTCTGTGTAAATATCTTTTCCAAAAGGATGATTTAAATCCCGATTTAGAGGCAAAAATAATAACGATAAGCAACTTAAATGATAAAAAAATATAAAGGAGATAATTATGAAGAGTAAAAAACAATTTGTAGAAGATGTGCTACTTTCAGGAAAAAGTATTGATGAATTAATAAAAATTAAGATGCAAGAAGAAATAAAACAGGCATTTAAAAAAGTTTCAACAAAATTTACGAAGAAAAAAGTACTTAATATAAAGGATGTTCCAACAAAATACCTTTTCAGCAAAAATGCCGTATTCAAAAAATACAACAAGAATAACAATACGGTTAGTTTTATTAACGGAATGCAAGCAGAGGCAATGCTTGGTTTAGATAATATTTCCAGAGAAAAACTGTTAAAAGGTGAAATTGATGTCTTTTCAACAGAAAACTCATTTATAAAATTTGAGTATGCGGAAGTTATATCACGTTGCTAACAAAAAATGCCGGTATAACTTCAATCATAAGTATTACGAGAAAAGCCAAAAAACTAAAAATGGCTAATATTTTTTGAATATCACTAAATACAAAACCTTTTTTATTTTCCCTAAAATCTCTTAATGCTTTATATTCCATTGTATAAGGTTGTACAGGCAGTTGTTTTTCAATTTCTTCAAGAACTTTTGCAAATTTAATTTTTATAAGGCAGTTGTAAGAGTCCATATTTAACCACCATAAAGAGCAACTAATTATTCCAATAATAGAAAATAATGTTGGTGCGGTTAATCTGGCAAAATAGAAGCCTTTTGTTATAAATGACAACAACATTAATACAACTACAAGAACCATATAAAATTTATTTGTTCGGAATGTTCTGTCAATAAATTTTTCTTTTGATTCGGAATACAATTTGTATTGATGTAGTATTAATTCTTCGTTTGTCATATAACCCCTTATCAGATATATAAATTTTATAGTATTAAAAGGATTGTGTCAATAAATGATTAAATTTATAAAAATAAAAATTAATAGAAAAACAAAGTCGTATCGAAATATTAAATTTATAGAGGATGTGTATATTCTCTATAAAAATTTTGCAAATTTTTTGTCTGATGACTATGCAAATAAGGATTTGCTTGAAGAAACTATTGCAACAATAGAAAACGCAACACCTTATTTTTGGGCTGTGTTGAAGGATGAAACTTTTGCAGGATTTGTATTTTTAGAAAACATTATCGGTAATGAAAATAAATTACATTCTGCTGAAGTAACAACCTGTTTTAAAAAAGAATTTTGGGGTGATTTTACAAAGCAAGTTGCCAAAAAATTTACAAGATACTGTTTAAAAAAACTTGGATTTAAGAAGTTAAAAGCAAAAGTCTTTAAGGAAAATGTAAGAGCGACATCAATTTTGCGTGCTGCCGGAATGAAATTTGAAGCAGAATTAAAAACAGAAACTATGAAAAATGGTAAACCTCAAGATATTCTTGTTTATTCACTTATAAAAAAAGATATATGCAAAAACTAAAAAATATCAAAAAATATATGCTATCAAATTGATATTTAATATGGGTTGATGATTATACCCGTCAAGACGGAACACCCGTAAAAGGTTATTACAGAAGAAAATAGACCTTACATATTATTAATCATATCAAATATCGCATAAATAACCAAAAATATAAAAATTAAATAAGCAAAACTAATAGGTATTAATACAAAAGAAAAAATATAAATTATTTTTTTGAATAAATTTGTACGCACTGACAATATTGATTTAATTACTTTTAATTTTCTTAAGATTAATTCTGTTAAAGCTCCTAAAATCAAAATCAATAAAAAAATACAAAACACAAAATAGTACTTGAATGAAAATGAAGTATATTGCATTAAAGTACAAGAGAAATCATCAATACAAAAATTTAAAGTTTTAATTCTAACGATTAAAAATGCAAATACGTATATTATATTTCCAAGTAAAGAAAAATATGATAATACATTTAGAACATAATATTTGCTCAATAAAAACTTGTTCATATTAAAAAGTTTAACATAAAAGGAGGTAATAATGAATAAGGACAATGACTTATTGTATTTAATTGAAGCTCTTCCACAATTTAAAAAATTTAAAGAAGATATATTTAGTAAAACTTTGGAATATCAAAACAAATATGGATTTAATATTGGTTCCGGTGAACATTCAACTTGGAATAACGAAGCGGATGCATTTAAACATGCATTTATGCAAGCTCGTACTACGGTAATTTATGGCACAAGTATAAGTAAAATCTTTGCAGATTTACATGAAAGAAATGGAAATAAATACTATTCTCAGAGTAAGGGCGAAGAAAATATGGATAAATGGAATAATGCCCAAGGACGAGAAATTGCAAAAGAAATAATTAATGAATATAATCCGACACTTATTAAAATGTATAAAAATAGTGGAAGATTAGACGACCTTATAGCCAAAAAGGTTATGGAGAGAATGAGAGCAGGGAAACTTATTACGCATCCGTCAGATAAACGCAAATATACGGGTTTTGCGGCAAACATAGAAGATGAAGCTTATATTCCTGATGGAAAAATTTTTACTGCCGAAGAAATAGGAAAATTATCCACAGAGGATTTTCAAAAATTTGAAAAATATATAGATAAACAGTTAAAAGAATTTGGTATTCCGAGAGAAAATCAAGCCAAAGATATGCTATCAAATGGAGATTTAATATGGGTTGATGATTACACACGTCAAAACGGAACACCAGTAAAAGGTTATTACAGAAGAAAATAAATCTTAAATTGTAAAAACAAAATATAAGAACATAACACTAAATGTACAGTTAAAAATAAAACCAATATAAAAAATTAATTGATTTATATAGAAATTATTTTTAAATTGGAAAGATTTTTGTCTTGTTATATTTAAAATAAGTTCAA